TAAGAACGACCCCCAAGGTGGCACACACGCAAGTCCAAGAAGGCATCAAGTCAGAGGGCATTGGCGCACCTATAAATCGGGCGCAAAAGGATGGGTCAAAGAGTGCTGGAAAGGCGATGCAAGCAAAGGATCTGTTTTTAAAGATTATCAATTAAAGGAGAACACATGAAAGCACGAAAAGTATTCCACGCACTGATGTCATCAAAAGGCTATACAGATGCCGATCTAGCAATGGATGGAGACAAGTACGCCACCCCCGCTATGCAAGGGCGCTGGAACTATTTTTTGGCAGGCTGGGAGATGAGGGGTGTGATGTGAAAGAAGTCTTATCTGTCATTTTGTTTTTGCCCTTGTGGGGCCTTGTCTGCCGGGGACTGTATGAACTTTTTATGTTTGGCTGGACACTAATCCCGTAATACAATGGTTGGGAATCCGGCTAGGGTAGCTCCCGAAAAGACGATTAGTCCCCGTCCTGCCGTCAATTCCCTTGGCGACTAAACCTCTGACTGAAGGTTGTTATGCACTTTTATCAATTCCATATTGGCGACTACAAAAGTCACACCCACCACCTTTCTTTGATTGAGGATCTGGCATTTCGCAGACTCCTTGACCACTACTATTTGCACGAAGCGCCCATCAAACAGCGGGACATTGCTCGACAAATAGGCATGAAGGACCATGAGCAAGAGGTTTTGACAGTGCTTGATGAGTTCTTCATTTCCACTGAGCAAGGTTACGTAAGTCCCCGTGCCGATGAAGAAATTTCCAAATATAGGAAGTTCTCAGAGGATGGTAAAAAAGGGGCGGCTATAAGGTGGCTAAAGGGGGGCCATAGGGAGGCTAATAGCCCCCCCAATGCCACCCCAATAGCAACCAATAACCAAGAACCAAGAACCATAAACCATATAAACACACCTGTCGGTGTTAGTGTTGATGTTTGGCAAGACTTTGTGAAACTGAGGAAAGCCAAGAAAGCACCTGTTACAGACAATGTTGTCAAACTGATACAAAAAGAAGCTGACTTGGCTGGCTGGTCGCTCGAGCAAGCTTTGGCTGAGTGTGTTGTCCGTGGATGGCAAAGCTTTAAGGCTGACTGGGTCAAACCCAAGCCATTTTTTGGCGACATTGCCAAAACCACTGTGCCGTCTAGCAATGTCCGTGACCCTGCCTTGCAAAAGCTGGATGAAGACGCAAGGTCCACCAAGCCACCGCCTGCTGAGATATTGGCAAAAATCAGAGAGTTTGCTGGGGTGAAGAATGAATTACTATGAAGCCCACAGGCTACTGGACCGAGTAAAAGATGGGCACCTAGCACCTGTCCACTTGATCAACAAAGCATTGGAATTGACTGGAGACTACGATGGAGAGACTTGGCTTTATCCTTGGTGCGCTGGAACACGACTTGAAGGCGCAACAGAGGGTGGAAATGCATCAGGCGTTAGTCAGGGAGGTAATCCGAATGAGGATTAAAGACCGAGACAAGGCACATCAATGGCTCTATGGGAGGCGTGACGATGGCAAAGAGACAAAAGGGTACATGCAACTTCATCCCACTTCAACACTGGATGCAGATGTCATCGACCAATGGACAAAAGGCAACAGAGGAAGCCCAGGAGAGTGGAAATGAGGAAAAGAACCAAACGCAAAGTCTACCCACTGTTCAACCCCATCGAACATGCGATAGCAGGGGCCTTGATCACTGACAACGAAATCTTAAACAAGTTCCGCTTGCTTGAACTCACCTCAATCGAGTCTTTCCGCACTGGCACAGCAACCAGGGTTGACTGGGAGAATCTTGCCAGAATGATGAATGTTTGTGAGGTATCTGCTGAGATGGGTATCGGAGCAGAAGCACTTCCATCTTGCCAATGCCTTCAGGAGGCCCTTATTGAGGCCCAGGAGCGGTTTAAAAAGATCGGACGATATGGACTGTCAGGCGTGGGTTTAAAAGCCGCCAAAGACGTTTTTGAGTACATCGACCTTCAACGCACCAGCATTGCAAGATCTGAGTTTGAGAAGGTTATCGAAAAGACATACAACCGCATGAAGAGCAAACCCAACTTTGTGGAGTTGGTATGAAGATCTTCATTGGGATCGATCCAGGGTTCTCTGGGGCTTGGGGAATGATCGATCACCACGGAAAGTACTGGTCATGTGGAGATATGCATCACACTGATAAACACATTCAAAGCCGTGCGGTGTGGGCTGAGATGTGTCAAGCCCTTGATCGACAGGACTGCGAGGTGGTGGTCGAGGCCGTGCACTCTATGCCGGGGCAGGGCGTACATTCCGTTTTTAAATTTGGGGTGGCGTTTGGTGGGGCTTTAGCCCTTGCGGAGCGCCTCCATTGCCCCTGGCACATGGTGACACCCCAGAAATGGAAAAAAGACCTCAAGTTGGACTCTGACAAAAACAAAAGTTTGGCCCTGGCAAGAGAGTTATGGCCCTTGGCACCTTTGCAACGCAAAAAAGACAATGGGAGGGCAGAGGCATTGTTGATGGCAGAGTGGTTGAGGAGGCAAGATGGCATATAGCCCGTTACCCGAGTGGGTCCGAAAGAGAAAGATCCAGGAAAGATTTGAAGAGACTGGCAAATCTTGGGGTGGTAAGCGCCCAGGTGCTGGTAGGCCAAGAGGGGACAGACCTACTGCTAAAGATGCAGTTTATGTCCGTATCTTGATAAACAGAATTCAAGAGATGAACCTGAAAGAGTTGGGAGAAGACAACTTGGACAGGGGTGTGCAAGCGTTAATAGACAAACATGTATGAGTTATACACAACTGGAAATTGAAATTTTGCGTTGGGCTGAAGCTCGAAAGATCATCCCCAACAGCAATCCGCAGTCACAATTTTTGAAAGCCTGTAGCGAGATGGGCGAGTTGGCTGATGCACTTAACAAAAAGGATATGGACGGCATCAAGGACGGCGTGGGCGATGTGCTGGTGTGCTTGATCAACATGTGTGCTTTGTTGGACATCAACTTGACTGATTGCTTGCAGTTGGCTTACAACGAAATCAAAGACAGAAAAGGCACCTTGTTGCCCAATGGCGTATTTGTAAAGGAATAACATGGAAGTGGACCCAAACAAGGCGATTAAATACATCCAAGAAAACGCCAAAGACTATGCTGATGCCAAGGGCAGGCGTGTGCATCTAGAGCATTTCTTGAAGACAGTAAAAGCTCAACTGATGAGCGACTCAGACGAAAAGACGCTAGGTGCCCAAGAGGCCTATGCATACTCCCACGGGCGCTACATTGACCAACTAAGCGCATTGAAGGAAGCTGTTATTCAAGAGGAATACTTGAAGTACATGCTAAAAGCCGCTGAATTGCGTATTGAAGTATTCAAAGTGGATGCGTACAACATGAGAGCGGAGATGAGGGCAACTACATGATGTACCGGGATGTCCACCTGCTCAACCTTGCAAAGGGCCAACAGTGCTTGCTCCAGTGCCATCCACAGTGCATGGATGATGAAGGGTCGACCACTGTTGCCGCCCACAGTAACTGGGGTGAGCATGGCAAAGGTAAGTCGATCAAGGCTGAAGACAGCTACAGCGTGTGGGCCTGTTGGAGATGCCACCAACTGCTGGACCAGGGCATGACTGAGACAAGCAAGAAAGAACTTTGGTTGGAAGGCTATGAAAGACAGAAACAAGAATGGCAAAAGATCGCAGATAATCCCACCATAAAGCCCTGGAGAAGAGAAACAGCCAGGAGAGTGTTAGATCATTTAGGAGTGCCCTATGGACAAGATCGGTGAATTCTTTCTTACCCTGCTACATGCCGCCACTAATACACACATTCTCCACCTACAAACCACAAGTTATGCAGAGCATGTGGCCTTGGGTGAGTTTTACACAGAGCTTCCAGAACTGGTGGACACAGTCATTGAGAGTATTCAAGGGCGATATGGTCAGATCATCCAGTATCCCCAAGATTACTTTGTGCCCAGCAATTCAGGCCTGGAAGAGCTAGAAGCACTGAAAACCTATGTGGAGCAAAACAGACAATTTCTCCCGCAAGATAGTGAAATCCAAAATGACGTTGATGCTATTTCCTCACTAATCAACAGCACTTTGTATAAGTTGCGTTTTTTAAAATAATCCCCTGGCAAAAAATGAGTGGGGGGGTCCAAAAAAAAGAGGGGCCTAAACTTTTTGAGGGGGGGGTGTCCTAAATATTTGCAGAAAACACCCCAAAAACCCGTTTGTAAGCACTCACTTACATCACCGCCCCAGTTAGTACTCACTTCGCTACCAATTATGTGAGTACTCACTTCGCAAACCGCCCCAGTTAGCACTCACTTACAAACCCAAAAATGAGGGTTCGCACCGGGTCAAATTATGGGTTTATAAGACCCTAGGATGCCCCACAATGGCACCAATATTTTGCCCCTATGCTACCCCATGCACTCAAAAATAATGGCTTAAAAGGCCCAATATCTGAATGTTAGTGCTCACTTCGCAAACAATCCCAAAAAAACCCCGGTTTGAATCCGGGGCTTATGTGGCATGGTTCGGGTTAAAGTGAATCGATCAAAATCCACAATTGATCGGGTAAGACAATCCGGGTTTGCCGTGGTCCATTGATCGGGTGACAATAAACTAAACCATTGTGTACGCTATCGACAACCCACAAGGCCCCGTCATTGTCCAAGGTTATAGCGCCAATGTTACCGGGTTTGATCATACGGCCCCCATTAGAATTCGCTTTAACTCTGACACGGTGCGCCCCGTAAACCTTGCAAAATCACTTAACAAAAGGTCGGGCGATTGATCATAAAATTCATTAATCCGTGCATGGTCCCATTGTCTCGGGTCATCGTTGATTGTGTGATAAACGGGTTTATCGGTTTGTATCTTAATCATTGTGCGACCTTTGCAAAAAAAACGGTTTGAACCTTGGCTTTTGATTGACCATGTGCGGGAAACCCGACAATAACCGACCTATCCCGAACGGCGCAAAGCTTGCATGTGGCACAAGATACATTGTCCCGATAGGTAGCGGGGCACGTAACTACCATTCGACCCTTTGGGGTTTTAGTGTGGGTCGGTGCATCGATTGGTAGCACGGAAACCACGGGACCCACGTTTAAATCAACCAATTGGTCGGCATGGTCCAATGAATTAGCACTTAAATTGATAATAAAGCCCCAATCATTAGCGGCCTTAATCCATTGGTGATTGGCTTTATCCGTGGTTTTATGAGTGTAAGTAAACCCACGTTTCCCGATATTGGCATGGACCAATTGACCCAATGCTACGGGGTCGATTGTTTCCCCTTGGCCCACAAGGTCCCCAGCGGCATTGTGTCGCCACAATTGACCATTAGGTAAGCTTGCCACGGTATCGCACAAGGTCCCCCAATCGGTCCCACGGTCCCCATTAGTTACTTTGCGCCAATGTATCGCCAAGGGTCCCCCCTTTGCATAACATCCGCCCGTATTGAATGGGCACGAACCGGGGCACGTTTCAGCCCCGCTGATTGATACCGGGATCGGTCCGGTTTTAACGTTTGCACTCTTTAATGTGATTGAATACATATCAACCCCCAAAAAACATAATTAAGGCCAAGGCCAAGGCCGCAAAGCCACAAGCCCACACAATCAAAAGGTCGGTTTTATGCATGGTTGACCTCGGCGGCCTTAATGATTGAAACCCGAACCGCTAACGATGCGTCACCCGTGCTTGTGTGGGCTTGGACCAATTGACGCGATGCGCCAAGCTTTTCAGCAATAGTGCGCCAATCGGTAACGGTGCGGCCTTTGGTTTCATACACTAAAGCCCCATAAACCGTGCCATTGATATCACCGGGACCCATAAGCTTTAAATGGGCCTTAAGCTCTTCAGCGCTTTCCGTGAGGGCCTTAATCTCGGCTTGATAGCGGCCTAATTGGTCAACGATAGTTGATAGGCTTGGGGTTAATTGCATCGTTTTCATGTTGGTTTTCCTTTGGTAATGGCTTGAACCGTTCAAACCATGCGTTATTTTATAGTTAATCAACCAAAGTACATTGGTGGAAACCCTAATAAAGAGGGTAAAACATAGATAAATCTTGATTTTATTTATTAATCAAGTATCCCGAAACAATAGGGAAAGCCAATCAATGGGGAGAAGGTCGATCAATGGGGTGAAAACCGGGCAAAAGAAAAGAAAAGAAAAACACCCCGGACCATGGTTATCAGAGGGGAATCAGTGAGGGGAAGCACAAGGGAAGGGAAGGACTAACCCAAGCCCGAGCAAACCATTGGTAAACCGTAAAACCCTGAAATGATAGGGCTCCCCCCAAAAGTATTCATAAGCCCCACGGACCATTAATTAACCGACCGGTCGGTCGGGTAACTCACAAGCCCATGCCCCAAGCCATGCCAAGCCCATGCACCGGGTCGATCAATGCCCCAAGCCAAGCCCCGAACCGTGCCAAGCCATGCCAATCAATGCCAAGCCCAAGCCATGCCACACCAAGCATGGTTCCACGTGAAACCCCCTGGGGGATATGGAGAAGGGGGTAGGGCTGGAAAGGAGGGTAAAAGAGGGGGGCCCACTCCCCCATTCCCAAATTTTCTATAAAAAGTTTCAGGTCACTCTCCCCCAAAATTTTTTTATCCAAAACTTCTTCCCTTCCTTCTCTCTCTTACACCCACAGCCCCTAGGTGCTTGCCTTTCTTTCCGAGATATAGGTATACTGTCGCCAGCATTAACACGCATGGGGATTGAAGAACATGGTGAACCTTAAGCGACCATGAGTTGAATCGGTGGTATCGAATCCACCCGCAGTCCCCAGCCGTGTTGGATGGTTCATGTGGTTGCCGCACTCTGTTGAGTGTTTGCGCCTCCTCTGGTAATTCCTCCCCAACAACCTATTGAAAGGCATAGTATGTGGTCATTGGCGCACCCTTTGTATGACATTGATGATATGGTTGAGATGAGTGACTCTATCTATGGAGCGGAGATAGATGGGGTGCTTAGTAGAGATAGGGCGGTGTTTAGGCATAGACTGACAGTCGCCACCACTGAACAGATATTTAATAAAGGCAGAGAGTTCATTGCTGTACGCAGGGACCTTGAAGACAAGTTACTGGGATTTTGCTGGTTTGACCGAGGAGGTTATACAACCTACAGCAATGAAGAGATCAGCAACGCCAAGTTCCACCACCTTGATTTGCGGCTACCTGTAAAGACAAGGGTGCGGATGATTAATGAGATGATTGACCAGCATATACTTTGGGCGCATACTTGGGGTGTGCCTGTTGTTTGCTCTACTTCTATTAGGGGGGAGCATGATGGGTTTATGAGGATTCACCAAAAGCGTGGGTTCACAGTCAATGGATCTTACGCTTGGATACGAACTGAGAAAGGTATTGCATGTTTGAAATGAGGCCAGAGGGTTCTAAGGTCACCGAGTTCAAAAAGAACAAAGGTGGTCGACCCAAGTCTATTGTCAACAAAGTCACTGAGTATGGCGCTCACTTTAATAAGCTCAATGAAGAACGCCTATCAAAAGGCCTGCCTGCATTGAAGACGGCTATGGATGTCCTGATTGAGGCTATGCAGTCTGATGAGTTGGACATCAAAGAAAAGTCTAGAATCGCTGAAAAGCTGGCTACCTTTGAAAGTTCAAGGGCACCTATTATCTCGATTGAACACGTTCAGAACATCACCAGAGATGAAGAGGTTGATGCTGATCAGGCGTTAAATGATTTCATGGAATCCCTCAGAAAGGTGTAATATGCTGACCAAGTCTAAGACGGAGAAAGCGTTCTCCAAGAATGTGAAGACGGAAGTGAAGGCGGGTAAGCCACAAGACCAAGCGGTTGCGATTGCTTACCAAATTAAACGTGATGCTCAAGCCAAACGAAAGGGTTCAAAATGAGCGGTTATACATCTGGTAATAAGGCTCCTACGCTGATGGCGCAGGCTCCAAATCGTAAAGGTAATGTGTCTAAACACGTTACTGGCCCTGGTGGCGCTACTGCTGTTACCCGTCCTGAAGGTAACACTGCCTACGCCCCTGGCTGTCAAGGCGCTCCTTCTGCTGGCGGCAATATTTATGGTCGCAACCAGAAAGTCCAAGTGTCTCGTCCTGCTTCCAATTATGGTTGCAACGATGACTACCGCAATTCTTCTTATCTGAAGTGAGGTCATCATGTACGGTAAAGTAATCAGCGGTGGTGCCGCTATGCGTAAAGGCCTGACTAAAGGCATCAACGACAAATTGGCAGGTCATGCCGCAGAGAATGAGCGCCGTCAAACGGTAGCTACTGCTGTTGGGAATGCCTACAAAGTCTTGACTGTTTCTAGCCAACACACCAACAACGTCCGTGGTGGCAAGTTCACTAAACCCTCTGTCCCCTCAAAGGTTTGATATGAAGATTACCGATTTTGAACGTGGTGAATACAACGAAATCACCGCAGTTTTGGAAGACGGCTCTAAAGTAGTTTTGTCTTTTGACTATGTAGCTCAACACAAGCCCCAGGTCGGGGATGAAATTGTTGAACATGATTCCCAAAACGACTAAAGGTAAGGGCGCTAACTATCGGTCAACCGAGAAAGGCGCAGGCATGACTGCAAAAGGTCGTGCCGCTTACAACAAAAAGACTGGCTCTAATCTCAAAGCCCCGGCTCCAAATCCAAAGACTAAGGCTGATGAGGGTAGGAAAAAGTCTTTTTGTGCAAGGATGAGTGGAATGCCTGGACCCATGAAAGATGAAAAGGGCAATCCTACTCGTAAAGCGGCTTCTTTAAAGAATTGGAAATGCTGATGAAAACGGGTTTGTATTCAAACATCCACGCCAAGAAAAAACGGATAGCCGAAGGTTCTGGCGAAAAGATGAAAAAGCCTGGAAGCAAAGGCGCTCCAACTGCCAAACAGTTTAAAGAAGCGGCGAAGACGGCAAAGAAACCTAAATAAGGAATAGCATGGCAACGTATGACATTGAGGCCTTAAAGGCCGACCTTCCCACGGCTAAAGAACTGGCCCAATTTGTTTACGATAAGACCCAGATCGCTTTGGATCTTGTTGGCAAACCAAAAGAAGACCAGTATCACGCCGCCAAAAATGCACTTGAAGGCAAAAAAGTCCCAAGTGAATTCCTAACGGACGAAAATCCGTATGTAGATCGGCGTGAACTTATCCCCGAAGATGAGTTGCGTGTCCTGCCTGCAAGGAGTGAAGATCTACCCGCAGAGGATTCACAGGTGCATTACTTTGGGGCCACCAACATGCCTCACCCTGATGACCCTCAATCAGACAAAAAAGTGGCAATCGATTTCAAGAAATATGAAAACGGTGTGATCACTTTCCAGATTGTGGCCCCAGTGGAGAAAGTTGCTGTTGGGTCCCGACTCAACAAGTATGGTCAAGTCCAGCCTGAGAAATATACGTGGTTAGACCCACGTACTCCAGAGACTGTTTTGCGCCGTGCTGATGGCACATTGACCAAAGAAGGCCGTGGTCTGTACACGTACTGTGTCGGTGAAAAGGGTAGTGGCATTTGGCCTTTGATTGACAAAGAAGTTGTGGCTATTGCTCAAAAGAACATTGCCAATCCTTGGGCTTAAATGGGCGACTACACAGAAGTATTTCGCCAGAGGCTGTCTGGGCAGGCTGAAGTATGTGCAAGGAAAACCCTTGAATGGTTACAAAAAGACCTTCAGGGTCCTAACAAGCTTCAGCCTATTGAGATCTATTACTTGGCTTCTGCCGCAGAGATCTTGTTAAGCCTGCGAGACTTGTATGGCAAAGAGTGAATCCAGTGAATATATACAACCGATCTACAAAGACCGGGCGTTAAAACATCTGGTCACTCTGGCTGGTGGCAAAAAAGCCATCAAGTATCTCAGCCCTGATCAACTCAAGGCTATGAAGATAGCTAGGGACAAAGTTGCACAAGACATGCAATTTAACCAGCTAAAGTGGTTCCGTCCTTTCCCCTACCAAAAAAAGTTTTTTAAGACTGGCAAAGACTTTACCCGCCGGGGCATGATTGCCGCCAACCGTGCTGGAAAGACTATTGCGTCTACCTTTGAGACTGCCTATCATCTGACAGGCATCTACCCCAAAGACTGGGACGGCAAGGTGTGGGATAAGCCCATTGTGGCTATGTGTGCCGGGGAATCCTGGGAGCAGGTAGCCAAGACATTGCAGTCTAAATTGCTGGGCTGTGATGATATCAAGCAAGGGTACAAGCTAGGTTCTGGGACCGTTCCAAAGGACAAGATTGATGAAAAATCCATTCGATCAGACGGAGCCAACGTCCTTGCCATTGAAGTCTGGCACATCTCAGGTGGAAAATCCAAACTGTATTTTTCCAATTACACACAGCAAGTCCGACACCTCCAGGGATTTGAATTGGATCTTGTCGTGCTTGACGAACAACCTCCAGACGAAACTTTCTCAGAACTTGTTGTACGTACAGCGTCTAGAGAAGGACAGGTTATCTGTTCATTCACGCCCCTTAAAGGACTCTCAGGGCTAGTCCGAAAGTTCTGGGACAACATTGATGGCTACTGCCATGTCCGGGTAACCTGGGATGATGTGCCATTTCAGAATGAATGGGGTGAGGAATTCTTTTCCCAAAAAGAGCGGGAACAACTAGCCCGAGACTTTATGCCGTGGGAGCGAGACTGCCGCATGAAGGGCATTCCATTGGTTGGAAAAGGCGTGGTCTTTCCGCTTCTTAATTGGCCCACATATAAAACAATAGACCTTGATCTAAAAAATAATGACAAGCTTGAGCGGTTAATTAGCTTTGACTTGGGGATTAAAAACGACCCCACAGTAATTAGCTTTTTCTTCAGAGATCCAGTGGCTGAAATGATTTACTTGCACAGACAAGTAACAGTCCCTATGGGTGAGACTCCAGACGAATATGTGCATTATTTGATGGACAATGAATCCAGAGGAGTGCCAATTGCTTTGCCGCATGATGCCGCCACTGCTGGACGATATACGCTGACGGAGCAGTCTATCCGAGAGGTTTTTGAAGATACATATGGACTAAACTGTATTCCAGGTGCTATTCTTAACCCGCCAAATGATCAAGGCAAAGTCACTAACCACAAAGCATACGGAATCAATATAATGCGGATGGGTATGGAGCGTAGTTCTTTTATGATCAATGAATCCTGCAAAGCATTCCTTGATGAAGCTAGAAACTACGCCATTGATGACGCTGGGCGGTTTTCTGATCCTGATGATCACATTGACTCAGCCAGGATTGGCGTTTTGGCGCTGATCCAAGGGCACGGAGAATCTTTGGTCAGCAGGACAAACAATTTTGTGCAAAAACGCTTTAAGCCCATAGAGGGCAAGATGCAGAGGATTTAATATGCTGGACAAACAAAACATCGTTGTGGAAAGCTTGGAAAGTCCTCCCGGCAATAAAGGTATCGAGTACAAAGTAGCCCACGAAGCTTACTTGAAGATGGTGGATTACTTGAGACTGACTCAAGCTAAAAACACTCTTAATCGGATGACAGATTATCACTATCTGAACATCCCAGTATCCAACTCTACAGAACCTATTCGGGGCATTGACTATATTGCCCCAGTCGTTACCCCAGGCATTGATTATTCAACCGCTGTCATTACCAAAGGCTTGATGCCTGACGGTGAAGTTAACTTTGAATTTCAGAAGTTTAACGAAGCTGATGTTGGCTCAATGCAAGCCGCTGACATGGTGAAATACTTTATCAACAGCAAAAACGATGCATATCAAATCATCCGTGACTGGACGCAAGACGCATTGCTCCACAAAAACGGCATTGTGATGATCTCCCCCATTCGGGAACCCATTACTCAGTACAAAGAAGTTGAAGGCACCAAAGACCAACTGCGCTCCTTTGAAATTATGGCGGCTGAAAAAGGCTTGACCACAAAGCGCCAACAAATGCGCCGCATCGATGTCAACCTTGAAGGCGTGATGCAAGAGACTATGGTCCCAGATGAAATGGGCACATCTGTCGACATGGAAGATGCCATCAAGGCAAATACGATATATCGTGCCAAATATAAGATGACTGGTTATTCAACCAACATCCGCATTAAGCACGTTGCTCAACATTACTTTGTGTGTAACCCCACTATTCCTGGCATTCAAAACCAAGACTTCTGTGGTTTCTACCAGCCCATGACTATCCATGAGGCCAAACAACAATACCCGTACATTGAGCTTGAGTCATTTGCTGAACACGCCGCTTATGGCCCTGCCGGGGCTTACCAAGCTGGTGCTTTGGAAAACGATTTGGCACTCCACGCACGGGATTCAACCCCTGTTCCTGGTCAAGGCGTAATTGCGTCTGCTGGCGCTGATCGGTTTAGCCGTGTGGTTATGCTGACCACCTGCTGGATGCGCCGAGATGTAGATGGTGACGGGGAAGAAGAAACAGTAGAGATCTGCTATTCAGGCTCGTACATCCTGTACATCAAGGAAGTCGATTTCATTCCTTTGGCAAGCATGTGCCCCAAACCTATTGTGGGCAACTTCTTTGGCTATTCCCAAGGTGAGCGTTTGGTTCCTTTGCAGGAATACAAGACCGCCATCAACCGTGCTGAGATTGCTTTTGCTTTGCAGGCATCCACCCCACGCATTGGTGTAAACCCAGAGTTTATTGACGCTGAAGAAATACAACGTGGTGTATCTGCCATGTTTATTTTGGACCGCAAATTTGATCCAGGTAAACACGTATTTGAGTTTGCCCCAATGCAAGGCAACCTTGCCTACATCCAAGACGCTATGGATCGGTTTGATGCCGACAAGATGGCAATGCTTGGCATGACCAACCCCAACGACACCCTCAATCCAGAGGTGATGAAGGACGGCAACAGCGGGTATAAGTTGCAATTGGCAATGGGTCCCAACCAGTTGATCCAAGATGAGATGATCAAGAACTGCGCCATTGGCTTAAAGGACGCAATTTATATCGTCTGGAAAACCATGATTCAGTATTCTGATGACTACAACATCCAGCAACTGGCAAACGCTTGTATGGAAGGCCAAGATTTCCTTGATGCCAAGTCAATGGAAAACTACGACTTTATTGACCGCCGCATGATCAACATTGACATGGCCTTGGGGTTCCTTTCCGAAGAAAACCGACTGACCCGTCAACAGTTGATCATTCAGGCTCAAACCGCATTTGCCCAGGCGCTCACTCAAATGTCGCCAGAAGTGCCTGAACTGTTTGCAAAATTACGCCGTCCTTACGAAGACACACTGTATGCCCTGGGTGTTAAACACTGCGATGCGTACCTGCCTACTTTTGAAGAAGCGGCAAAGATTGTGCAGGCCAAAGCGGCTCAAGGTCCTAGCCCTGAACAGCAAGAAACTCAATCCAAGGTTGACCTTAACAAGTCCAAAGTGGAAGAAACTGCGGCAAAAACTGCTTTGCTGTACAAACAAGCTGAAGACATTGACATGGATAACATGTATGAAGGCATTGCGGCAAAACGTGGGAAGTTGAGCGCCGTACAAATTGATTAAAGGATGGCAATGAATAGCATAGTAACTAAGATCAGAGAACATTTCAATCGAAGAACCAAGGGAATTGATGCACAAAAAGGGGGTAATCCTGAACAACGAACTCTAGTAATTCAAAACGGAGAAGTCGCAGGTCGACTTTTGCGTAGTGAAGATTTTGCATTGATGTTTAACCTGTACAGGTTTGACATGTTAAGCCGCCTTGAAGATAGTAAAGGCGATTCAGAAAGAATTGAGAACGCATATTATGTTGCTGGAGTACGGGATTTCATCACCTTTGTTGAAAAGAGTGAATTTCTCGCTAAAGTGGCAAATAAAAATGTTGAAACTTTAACGAAAAAGGAATAGCATATGTCAGACGTTATCGAACCATCGACCGTCACAGAGCAAACTGGTAGCGCAAACCCAGTTGACGCTATTGCTGGAATGATTGCCGCCAACAGGCGAAACAATCCCCAGCCAAATGGTAGTCAACCGCCACCAGCGGGACAAGAAGAGAAATCTTCCCCCGAGGCGGCTCCTGATTTGGAGGCCGAACCTGAAAATGTTGAAGGCGAAACTGAAGAAACTGTAGGCGAAGAGAATACTGAAGATCCCTCCGATGGAGCTAGTGACCCAGTTAATTTCTTTGAGTTTGCAGATGAGAATCCAAATCTAAAACTGCGAATCCCTAATAAAAACGCCGAAGGTGGGTTTATTGAGATCACAGCTAAGAAAGCGGCAACTCTTCTTGGTCAAACCAGCGACATTGATGAAAATGCTCGTAGGCTTAAAACCCAACGTGCTGACTTTGAAGAATATGAGGCCAAACGCCGAAGTGAACTTGATGGTTTACAAATTGGTTTAGAGTTAACGGTAGTCCCACAGCTACAAACTGCGGCAGACGAACTGGTAACCCTTCAACAATATAACCAGCAGTGGCAACAAATCTATCAAAGCGCTACTGATGAAATCAGACGTAGCGAAGCAGAAGCGGCTATTCGCCAAAACTCTGCACTGATAGAAGAGAAGTCATCGTTCATCAAAGCCAACCGCCCCAGAGTTGAGCAGTTTTTTGAACATCGATCTGCTTTTGTAAAAGAGCAGTTAGAACGGTCAAGACAAAGTTTTGCCGACAAAGAACTAGCCAACAAGGCAACTTTTAGCGATTTGCGTGATAAGTTGTCTAAAGAGTGGAAAGGTGCAAGTGGGTCATTTGTCCCTGGTGTCCAAAACATTGATTTGGTGTCCAGTGATGAATATCTCTTAGGTCTGATTCGGGATGGGATGAAGTTCCGAGAAGGACCCAAGGTGAAAAATGCAGGTGGATCTTTGGCGGCGGCTAGTAAGCCAACTGCCAGGGCTAAAACCTCACCCAGCACCCAAAACGAAGAACTTCAAAGGAAAGCGGCGGCAGGCGATAAGAATGCGAGTCGGGACCTTTTAGCAACCATGTTGGCGGCAAACAAACGCCGCCGATAACTCAGGAGTTTTTCAAATGGCTACTATTACCTCTGCGGCACTTGGTAACGGCAATGGCTCGTATACCACCGATATCGTTGTCAAAGACCTCGATATGACTGTCAGTAACTATGTTAAAGACCGCACCCCGGTCACTAACATGGCTATGTCCAAAAAACGCAAAGTCAATTCGACTCTGCACATTTGGCCTAATGACTTTTTCCGTACCCCTGCTTTGAACGCAAAATTGGAAGGAGCCGCTGTTGATTCAACTGCCGCCGCTTCTAACACCCGTGCAAACTTGGGTAACTACACTCAGATTTTCACCACTGTGATCGGCGCTACTGGCACCGCTCGTGCTGTTGAACAAGCTGGTGGCGACCCCCAGGCATATCAAGAAGTCAAGCAATTGACTGAGATCATGTTTGACGTTGAGTTGCAATTGGTTCGTGCTGACGGCGCTTCTATCAAGTACGCTGGTCAAGCCGCTACCCAAGGTAGTGGTGCGCCCAATACTGGTCGCCGTATGGGCTCGTTGTACGCTTTTGCAGGCACTCGCTCTGGTAACCCTACCAGCGGCACGGCAGTGTTGAATATTGCTACCTCTGACAGCAACGACACGACCTCTACCACTTCTACCAACACGCCTTTCAACGGTTCGTTGGCAAATGCTGGTTTGGGTTACTTCTCGTTTGCCAGCGGTCAGACCCTGCAACAGTTCAGCCCGTTCCTGTACAAGCAGTTGGTTACCACTGCCGAGCAACGCTTCAATGCCAAGATTACCAACATGGTAGTCCCCACATCGATGCGTACTCACATCAGTGATACCCTGCCTACCAGCCGTTCTATCAACCGTTTTAACCCCGCTGACAAGGGTGACACGATTGGTACGTATGAAGGTGACTTTAACTACACGTACCAGATTGATGACTGCTGGATCATGGACCAGACTGGCGCTGACAACACCTCCGTGTTGTTTATGAACCCTGATGTTATTCAGTGGGGTTCTTTGCGTGAGTTGGGTCCAAACAACGAAGTGTTCAGCAATGCTGACGCTTCCTTGGATCAGTACATCATGGAAGGCACCTTGATCGTGCGTAACCCTGCTGGTGTTGGCGTGTTGGCTGGCATCTCCCCCACGGGAGCCGCTGTGACTGCACCTCGTCCCACCGCTCAGTGCGCTCGTTATTTGACCTGATAGGTTCATTTCTGAAGGGGGTCCGCAAGGGCCTCCTTTGGAAAGGAGCAAAGCATGGAATTGAATTTAAACAATGAAGAAGCCAAGGTTAATGAAGATTACTATTTAAAGGGTAATCTTGAGGCTGGCATAGAAGGCGTTTTACGCAAAAATGATCAATTGTTTAATGAAGTTAAGTCTGGCACTTGGTCGCAAACATTTAAAACTGCCAACCTTAACTACAAAGTCGGCGCTCAAGATGGGGCACGGTATGTTCAGTATGAGCAAACCAATATTGAAGAAGTAAAGCAGTTTTGCAAAGAGCGCCGGGAGTTTCATGCTGTCCACGGCACTGAAAATCCTTTCTTTGCAGGCACCGCACACATGATGCAACTGCCCAAATGTTTTGCCCATGAAATCAGTTCCAAGTGGTTTAACAACCGTCCTTGGGAGTTGATCAAGCAGGAGAAAGAGGACAAGATTCTCTTTTACGCTATTGTCAACGAATACTATTCAGATTTCGTGTGCCACCCTAGCGGAAAAATCCCACTCCCTTATAATCCAGCAATACCTACAAAGTGAGGATTCGGTATGGCCCTATTCATTCAATCAGCTAATATCTTAGTTAGCCGAGTAGCACAGTGGATAGGCGCAATCCCATCAACAACTGGTATCAACGCCAGTTCAATCAACACAGGGACGGGAGTTATCACCACTTCTGCCAATCCCACTTCTGTTGTTCAAGTTGGCGACTTTATCGGCCCCAGTTTAATAAATAGCTACACCGTTGTTCTTGGTGTATCCAGCACAACCATCACAGTTAACGATCCAGATGGCGTGTGGACTGGTCTTACTTTGCCAACAGCTATTTTGAAGCTTCCCACCCAGTCTTCTATTGAGATTCAGTCTTGTATTCAGTTTGCTGAATTGAAAATGCGAACGATTGAGTTGCCTGCACTGCGGACAAACCCATATGGTGCCAATCCTACCATTTTGACAACAGATACAAACGGCATGGCTCCTATCCCTGCGGATATGAACTGGCCTATTTTGTTCTTTCAAGAGACACCCAATACCAACGTGGCACCTGGGACTCCAGCGGCATCTATGGGCCCTTGGATTATTTATGACCGTGTTGGTGATAGAGAGATCATTCGCCGCCGCATGATTGACCAACTGTATGTGCGTCCTTTTGGCGTTCCACGGGTAATCCGTGCGTCATTCTCTGAAGTCGGTCCTAACTACGTGTTTACGCCAAATCCTGGTGCAAACGTAGAAATCAAGGCTTACTACACACGCACTTTTCCATTCTTGTTTAGCCCCACTGGTGACGCAATCAGTCCTATTGTGCAAAACAATGGTGCGCTTGCATCTTTCCCTGAAGGTTATTTCTACGGTACTCTTGAATCGTATTACGACAAGAACAAAAACGTAGATGAAGCCCAGAAATGGAAAACCAGAATTGATGAGGCTTATGGCTTGATTGAAGATCAGAACTTCAAGGATAAATGGCGTGGCGGTGACCAACACCTCACATCAGAATTCCAGCCCCGTGATTACAGATATTCGTTCAAGTAAGGAGCATCATGGCAACAGGTGGTCTTTACGGAAGCAGTGCATCAGGGACTGTTGCGGCATCCACAGGTGCAGAAAGTGCTGGCCTGTACGGCAACCCTACTGCGCTTGGTGGAACTTATTTTGAATACCTCATATTCTTAGAAAGTGCTACCAACCCTGGTACGCCCACGGGCGGGTCATGGAGCTTTGTAACCAATTTAGGAACACCTCCTACTGGCTGGAGTAACACGCCACCTGCAAGCCCAACTACCATTGTTTGGCTGTCTATTGCGCTGGTTAACTCAAGAGATACATCAGCACTGGTTTGGTCAATTCCTGGTCAGATTTTTAAGCAAGGTCCAACAGGGCCTACAGGTCCTTTAGGTCCCACTGGTCCACAAGGGCCAACAGGCAGTACTGGCCCAACTGGGGCGGCATCAACTGTTACTGGTCCCACGGGATCTACTGGCCCAACAGGACCTACTGGAGCCACAGGCCCTACTGGCCCTACTGGGTCTACGGGAGCCGCTTCTACAGTTACTGGACCTACGGGTCCAACAGGCGCTACAGGTCCTATTGGGTCTACAGGTCCTACTGGTGATACGGGAGCTACGGGTCCTACTGGTCCTCAAGGCATTCAAGGCGTAACTGGACCTACTGGCTCAACGGGGCCAACTGGGACACAAGGTATTCAGGGTGTTACTGGACCCACAGGCGCTACTGGACCTACTGGAGACATTGGCCCTACTGGCCCTACAGGTCCTCAAGGTATCCAAGGTGTCACAGGGCCTACGGGTCCCACGGGCGCACAAGGGATTGAAGGGCCAACAGGGCCTACGGGTCCGACAGGTGCGGCATCTACTGTTACGGGGCCAACTGGGCCAACAGGTCCCATAGGTCTTACTGGCCCTACGGGTGCAACTGGTCCAACAGGCGGTACAGGTGCTGGCGGTGCTTTGGGGTACTACGGATCTTTTTACGACACCACTAATCAAACAACCACAGCAAATACAGCTACCGCTGTTACGCTAAACACAACTTCTGGCTCCAATGGAGTAACGCTTACATCATCTAGCATTTGGAAGTTTTCTTATGCTGGCACGTATAGCATTATCTTTTCTGTACAGCTTACCAATCACAGTACTGCAATAGGAACTACTCAATTTTGGCTAAAGAAAAATGGAGCCAATCTTGCTGATACAAACACGCATTTTGATGTACCAGACAAACAAGGCAGTGCATATTCATCTGAAGTTTTGACGGTCAACTTTGTTTTAGATGTTGCCGCCAATGATGAATTTCAGCTTTTTTGGCAAACAACAAATGCAAACGTATACATAGAGACACTTGCGGCGGCAGGAACTTACCCAAGGACTCCATCAGTCATTTTGACTGCTACGCAAGTCATGTACACCCAGCTTGGCCCAACTGGACCAACTGGACCTACGGGTGCATTAGGCCCAACAGGACCTACAGGGCCTACAGGTGCGGCCTCCACGGTCACAGGACCCACAGGACCGCAGGGTATTGAAGGCCCCACAGGACCTACTGGCCCAACAGGCTCCACTGGTGCCGCCTCGACTGTTACTGGACCTACAGGACCTATAGGCCCCACGGGACCCACGGGTGCAACTCCAGCTATTGGCGGGGCAACCACTCAAGTGCAATACAACAATGCTGGTGCTTTGGCTGGATCGGCTAATTTGGTTTTGACTGGCACTCAACTGTCTGTTATTGGTAGCATCAACGCTACTACAGGCGTTTCTGGGGGTACATTTTGACCACAGCTAGTTTTTACGGCGGGAACGCTGAATCCGTTGGCCTGTATGGCAATGGATTTACTGTTNGGCGGCACATACTTTCAGTGGTTTGTGTTTCAGTCAAGTTCATCTGCGCCTGCAACGCCAACTGGTGGATCTTGGGATTTCACTACTAATACTGGAGTACCTCCTGCTGGATGGTCAACAACACCTCCAGCATCACCAACTACTTTGATTTGGGTATCTATTGCCCTAGTCAACAGTAAAACTGCAAGTAGTCTGACTTGGTCAGTCCCAGGTCAATTTGCATACTCTAGCGGTGCTGGTCTTCCCGTGTTATCTGGAGCATCTGCACCTACAGTTGGTGACGGTGTACAAAACCAGTTTTACATTCAACTTAGCACCCCACAAAAGATCTGGTTTAGAGAAGCTGGTGGCTGGGTAGAAGTTGTTGGCCCTAATAGTTACGTCAACTTAGTTGATGCACAAACTATTGGTGGTATTAAGACTTTTAGCTCTGAAATACAAGGTAGTATCTCTGGAACATCTTCAAACGTAACTGGTATTGTTGGCATCACAAATGGTGGCACTGGATCAACATCAGCAAGTGCGGCAAGGACTGCTTTGGGTTTGGGTACATCAGCAGATGTGACATTTAACACATTGACGGCAACAAGCGGAATTTCAGGCGGCACGTTCTAAGGAAAAAACATGGCGGCAACTAACTACACACCCATTCAGCTTTACTACTCAACTACTGCGGCGGCTGTACCTGTCAATACAAATTTGTTGTCTGGCGAGTTGGCAATCAACATCACTGATGGCAAGCTGTACTATAAAAACAATGCTGGCACGGTCACATTGTTGTCCTCTGCCGCTGGGGCATCTGGTGACGTAGTTGGGCCAGCCTCTGCCACCGACAATGCCCTGGCAAGGTTTGACCTCACCACTGGTAAGTTGATTCAGAACTCTGTTGGCATTTTGAGCGATGCAGGTGCGCTTTCAGGGATCACTGACATTACAGCCTCTGGATCTATCACCTTGTCTGGCGGCACAGCCAATGGTGTTGCTTATTTGAACGGCTCCAAAGTCCTGACCACTGGGTCTGCGCTTACTTTTGATGGGACGAAGTTTACGGTTGGTATTGGCAGCACTTTGGTGGCGGTGATTTGAGAATGACCGCTTATGGCTCAGGGCACTCAACACTTGCAAACCATGCTAGCCTTTTCAACCACAAACTAAACGGCCAATTACTTTTTGGAGTTGAAGGTTCCGAACGCATGCGCCTGACCAGCACAGGTCTGGGTATTGGGACTACAAGTCCTCAAGCAACCATAGTAGCCGCTGGGTCAAACGCAACCGTTTACAAAGCAATGATTTTGCGAAACGGCAATGGAACTGATGGGTCTTCTGCAACCATTGATTTTGAAACTTCTGCTGGCACTCAAGGAAGTGAAGCAGCAATGGCGGGTCGTATTGCTGGTGTTCGCACTGGCGCTGGCACTTCTGGCGCTTTGACATTCAGCACGACCAATGGTGGTGTTTTGGGCGAACGCGCCCGTATCGACTCCAGCGGTAACTTGCTGGTGGGGACTACTATCAATGCCGCATCTGCAAAAATCTTTTCAGCAGGGCCAATACTTACGGATTGGTCTGGAATAATTGCGCTTCGTTACAATTTGGCAGGTTCGATTAATTCCTACTATAAAGGGATGACGGGCACAGCGATATCAAACGGTGCGGCTCGGGGTCTTCACATCTTTAACTACGATGGAGACTCGAACCCCGGAATTTTGTTTTACCCAAACAGTTACGCAGGACAAACAGCCGCCGCTTCAATGACCCTCGAGCCCGGCGGTAACCTTGGAGTGGGCGTTACAGCTGTTACAACCAGCGGAAGCCGTAGAGTGCTTCAGTTAAGCAATAGCACAAATGGTGGCATGCTAATGCTCAACAACAGTGCAACTGAAGGTAATAACCCAAGAATATTTGGCTCAGTCTCATCTGCTTATGATCTGGGTCTTGCCGCTGGCAGTTCAACTGGCTTTATTAATTTTTATACAAATGGTACAGACCGAGGTCGTTTTTCAGCCGCTGGTGATTTAGAGCTTTATGTTACTGCCGCAAAAGACGGACAACTTCGGTGGACAGGTGGAGGCGGCGGCGCTCTTCAAGGGCTTATTTATTGCAATGGAAATCCAGAGGTTATTGTTCAAACTGGCGGTAGCGGAGGCGTAAAACTGACAAGTGGCGCAACAAGTTGGGTAACCGCATCCGACACAAGGTTTAAAAATATCATTGAACCCATTGCCAATGCTGTTGATAAAGTAAATACATTGTCTGCTGTTATTTACAGCTTTAAAGATGATGAGACAGCAGAGCGCAGAGTGGGTTTAATAGCCCAAGAACTTTTGGCAGTTCTTCCAGAAGCGGTTCATGTACCAAAAAAAGAAGAAGAAATGATGGGTGTCAGATACACCGAAACGATCCCATTGTTGGTTGCCGCCATCAAAGAGCAGTCTGCCCTCATCACCCAACTCACCGCCCGTATAGCCGCTTTGGAAGGAGCATAAACCATGTCAACTTTTCTTTGGAACATTAGCGCAATGAGTTGTTACCCGCAAGCCGAAGGGGAAACAGATGTTGTATTCACCGTTCACTGGCAGTGCAATGGCACACAAGAGCAAGACGGCAAGACCTACAACGGCTCTACCTATGGAACTTGTGGAGTGACCTACACCGCTGGCTCACCCTACACCCCGTATGCTGACCTGACCCAAGAACAAGTGCTCGGCTGGGTTTGGGCATCCGGTGTGGACAAGGACGCTACAGAGGCGGCTGTACAGCAACAGATCGACAACGCTATCAACCCACCTGTGGTGACCCCACCACTGCCTTGGGCTACGGCATAATTAAAAAAGGGCAACCCGCTGGCCCAAACAGCGGTATTTTTCAAGGAAAAGCAATGCAAGAAATGACACTAACCCTTTTGGAAGCAGAAGTTAAAGACATCATCAATGTCTTGAATCAGTTGCCTACTGGATCAGGAGCTTGGCCTCTGGTTCAAAAGATTGCAAGCCAACTGCCACAAGACGTACAAGAAACAGTGCAATGAAAATAGCTGTCTACGCTATCTCCAAAAACGAATCACAGTTTGTTGAGCGTTTTTGTAAGTCTGCTGTAGACGCTGATCTTATTGTTATTGCGGACACTGGCTCGACAGACAACACTGTTGAGTTAGCCAAGGAGCATGGTGCGGTTGTTTACGACATCTGTATCAGCCCTTGGCGCTTTGACAAAGCAAGAGATGCCTGCCTGTCTTTGCTTCCCAGAGATATAGATATTTGTATATCCCTGGACTTAGATGAAGTCTTGGAGCCTGGGTGGAGACAAGAGATTGAGCGTGTCTGGCGTGATGAAACCACCAGAATGCGTTACAAGTTTGATTGGGGAAGTGGCATTTCTTTTTATGCTGAAAAGATCCACAGCCGCCACGGATATCACTGGCACCACCCTTGCCATGAAAGTCTCAGGCCTGACCCCAGGCTGACTGAAATCTGGTCGCATTCAGACATGTTGCTGGTGACACACCACCCTGACCCAACAAAGTCTAGATCACAGTACCTTGACCTACTTAAAGTAGCTGTCAAAGAGGACAAAGACTGCCCCAGGAACGCCTTTTACTATGCCAGGGAACTGACGTACTACGGGCACCACAAAGAGGGCATAGAGGCTTTAAACAGGTATCTAGCACTGCCAGACGCTGTTTGGACAACAGAACGTTGTTATGCCATGCGGTTGTTGGGCAAGTGCTATGAAGAACTTGGGGATGAACGGGCTGTAAAGTGGTACAGGATGGCTGTGGCTGAGTGCCCAGAAACCCGTGAACCTTGGATGGATCTGGCTATGTACGCCTACAGGAAGTCGTTGTGGGCAGAGTGCTATGGTGCGGCTATTTCAGCTTTAAACATCACTGACAAGCAGATCAACTACACAATGGACCCTATGGTGTGGACTGAGCGTCCGTATGACTTAGCGTCTATTGCGGCTTATCGCTTGGGATTTAAAGATCAAGCTATTGAATTTTGTAAGAAAGCTTTAGAATTTGCCCCAACAGACAATCGTCTTTTGAGTAATCTGGAGTTAATGAATGAGTGACTATCAAAGACTAAGAACGCCGTTCACTAACATGAGTTTTACTCCAGATGTGCCCAGCAATGCTTTGGGTCCAAATGAATACAACTCAGGGTTGAATGTCGAGGCTGATGTCCGTGGGGTAAAGAAGATCTACGGCGAACAAGAGATTCTGTCTGCCATTCCTGGCAACCCTATCTTTATGGATGGTGGTTTTCGCAGTGAAACAAGCTTTGTCTATGTTGTCGCTACTGTAGAGGGTAAGTGGTACATGCTGACCGCTGGTGGTATCACCAATATCACTCCCGGCGTTGGAGCCAACCCTAACGTGGCATTAAGTGGTTATAACAATGACTTAAACATCACTACTTCTTGGGTGGGCAGTGTGTTTTTTGTTAACGACACTTTGCGGCCTCCAATGTATTTTCTGCCAACAGCGACAGAAATCTACATTTACGACAGCCCTCCCGACAACTATGTCTGGAACTATGACATTGGTGTATCTGCAACCAGGGCAGGCTTTGTGCGTAACTTCTGTTCCCCTAACGTGGGCAACATCCTGATTGCAGGCAATATCACCAAAGACTTTACGGCTGGATCTACTGTTAACTATCCCACCACTGTTCGCTGGTCACAGGCATTTGCAAATACTGGTGTTCCAGCATCTTGGGAACCAACTTTAAATAACGTAGCCAACGAACAAGAGATTCCCGTGCGTGGACCAATCATTGACGGGTTCTTTTTTGGCGGTAACTTCTACGTTTGTTCCTACTGGGACACTGTTGTTTTTTCTCCAATTGCCTATCAAAACAGCACTGCCCCTATTTTTGGCATCCGTCTGTATAACCAAGGTCGTGGGTTGATCAACAACAACTGTTGGACCAATACCGATACCAACGTCTATGGGGTGGACAGCAGGGATATTTGGGTGTTTAACGGGTCTGATTTTTCTCCATTGGGTAACCAAAAGGTTCGGGATTACTTCTACTCAAACCTTAGTCCTACATATGCTGAGCGTCTTTTCATGGTCAACAACACTCAAAAGAACCAGATTGAGATCTACTATCCTGATCTGACCTCGACTGGGTGGTGCAATCGTATGCTTTCATACCGATATGACTTGCAGGTTTGGAATGCTCCCAAGCAGATCAATGGTGCCTGCAATGCTTGTGAAGCGCCAATCTTTACTTCTGGGGCTTTTAAGCTGACCTCTAGGTGCGTTACATACGCCCGTGGAGGGGTGGCAAGCCAAAAGTTGATACAGACAGGCCAAGGCAACTCTTTCATCAACTCAGCGCCCATTCCTACGCTGTTTGAGCGCACCAACATGACTTTGTTGTTTCTATAAAAGTAGAATCAAACGATGCTACAAATGCCTGGAATCTGACCGCCATGAACTTCCAAGCGACTGTCACTGAGGATGCGTTCTAATGCCCTTTTTGCTTGACGGTAACCCAACAACATCAGAAATCTCTGATGCGCTTAACTATGTGTTGAGTAACTTCAACACAAGTTATACCGCTGACCCTAATACAGGTCAAATAACGGGGCCTACAGGTGACGTACAGGGATATTTATACCAATACATGGCTATCAAATATGCCGATAGCTTTGATGGTTCTGTTAACTTTAGCAATTCGCCTACAAACAGGCAGTACTTTGGCATTCGCAATAATGCTGATGCGGCTGAATCCAGTAATCCAGTGGATTACATTTGGACTCAAGCAACGGGCGGTTTTGGGGTTACCAAATTTCTTTGGTTCATATGTACTGGTGGTCGGCAGATTCAATTTGCAGTTGCCACTGCGGCTCCAGATGCTGGTTGGCTAGTAGACCCAGGGGCATCCATCGACCTTGATGTGGTGACATCTGGGAATATCCCGGTGATTGCGGAAACATTCTTTTCGTACTTTACGCCAGCCACAATGCAAGTGCCAAGGTCTGGTAACCCTCTTTCTCCAGTGTTTACCAACGTCAACCCAGTCATGTTTTCTACTGATGGCGGCGTTGTTATTGCATTTACTGACGCACAAACAGACAGTAATGTGGGGTTTGTCAATAACTCTGGGCGTATTGGTAACTCATCTACTACTGGTAATGCAGATATCTCCTACACCAATGTAACCATTGGCAATCCAACTGATGGTGGGGATTATGCTTTGTGGCCTGTACCGACAGCAATGTCTGCCAGCCCTGCATATATCAACGTCCCAGTTAGATATAAAAACAGTTTGGGTGTTGTTACTCAAGCATCTGTAGCTAGGCTTCAGCTTGTATTTGCAGATCCTGGCGCTGATGGTCTTGCTGGATCATCAATTGATATATCTGGATATACCAGCTTTGCTCAAAATCCTGGTGGGGCATTTACTCCAACTACAGCTACTTTGTCAGCCATATTGGTAAATGTGACCTCTCCAACATATGCTTGGGTAATATCTGGAGCCACTCCTACCTCTGCATCCACAGCATCTGTAGTGGTTACGCCAACATCGTCATCTCTTGGGGTAACAGTAACGCTGACCGTTAATGGATCTAACTTGTTAAGTCCGATTAGCAAAACAGTTACTTTGCCCGTTGTTTACGATGGTGTCCCAGGTGTTGCCGGGGCTAACGGAGTAATGTCGGCATTTCCGTCTATCTATCTGTGGACAGGTTCTTCAGTGCCTCCCACAAGGCCCTCAACGACCTCTACATACACTTGGAGTACTGGTGCCTATACAGCGCCTACTTTGTGGTCTACACAGCCTCCTACCAATACTACGGCTGGCAACTATCTTTGGGAGATCACAATCCCCTTGAATGTGACCGCCACAACCACTACGTCCACCCTTGATTGGACCGATGTCACCTACGCCATCCGTGCTATTGCTTATAACGGGGCCAATGGTGTTAACGGGACCAATGGGACTAACGGGGCTAATGGTGCGCCTGGAGCGGCTACTTTTGTTATTACAAGGTCAGCAAATGATTCAAGTGCGCCAACAAATGCTGAAGTCAGTGCTTTGTTGGGCAGGAATCCTATTGCTGGCGACATTTGTACTGTTAGCTATAACGCTGGTAATAATGCTGTTGTTTATCGCTTTGTAACTACTTGGACATTATTCCAAACCTATATTACTGGTAGTTTGATTGTTCAAAATACCATTACATCAGACAAGTTAAGCGTTAGTCAGTTGTCGGCTATATCAGCTAACTTAGGCACTGTTACTGCTGGTGACCTTTCTATTGGTACTAATCCTGCATTATCTGGCATTACCATGACTGGTACTGGAAGTCATTTGTATTCCAATGGTAATTTTGCATTTGGTAATTCATCTACCAACATGGTGTTTAATGGAAGCAATGTATTTTTAAATGGTTTTGTTGATGCATCAACATCAACTTTTAGTGGTTATTATAATTTGTTAGATAATTATGTATATCCTACTCATACATTTAATATAGTTAAAACATCCCAAGTAATATATGGAGTAAATTTTGGAATACAATTTTCTACAACTAATGTTGCGGTGCAATCTGCTAGAGTAACAATTGTTTTTAATATTTACCCAATATTAAATGCGACTAGCATGGTACCTGGATTTTATTACTATATAACAACAATAGGCACAACAAATTTTGTTTCTTTAGGTGCCCCAAGTAATACAGTTGGAATTGGTTTTACCAAAAATTCTGTAACTCCTACTGGATCGGGTACAGTTGCTCAAGACAACGCTGGATTAGACCAATTTTTTACTGGCAATAGTTATGGAGTAAATTTGCAAGGCGCAAATAGAAGTTTTGCGTTTTATTCAAGTTATACAGGCGTATTAAATTTGCCAACAAATGCCAATGGGTATGTATTAACTTTAACAAACACAAGCACTCAATATTGGAACGCCAGTGGCACACAAATATTCCCAATACAAAATGACGTACAAGCCTTTTATGTAAAAGGCTGGAACTACACGCCAAAGATTTAACAAGGAAACATTATGGGTGGATTTTCATCACAAGTACAGCAACCACAGGCAAGCCAGCCTACATCTGGCAAGGGTGGTCCTATACAAAGTATCCTTCCAAAGCCTAATCAGGATGTCGCACAACCTATGCCTGTAGCACAACCTGCTGTCATGCCTGAAGTTGGCGGGGGTAAGGGCCAAAGTAATTATGAGCAACCTGCCCAATATTCACCCCCTGACGGCACTATGGGCGGTAAAGGCACATCTACCAATTCAGCCACTTCTGGACAACCCAGGATGGGCCAGCCAAATAACTATGCAAACACTATTCCCCAGTGGGATAATGCATCACAGCAATTGACACAACCCGCTAAACGTAGCGGCAAAGGGAAAGGCGGCTAATCATGGGTGGCGGCAAATCATCAGGTTCTAGTAACCAAGTTACAACACCAACTCTTACCCCAGAGCAAAATGAACTTTTAAAAGCTCAAACAGGTTTTCTTACAAAAACAGCATTCCCAGCTTATCAACAAACTATTAGCGGGGCTCAAACCGCTTTCAATCAGACTTCTCCTGCCGCTACTACTGCCGCTCAAACGGCAATGGATGTTGCTGGTCGATCAGGTGCTTTGCAAGAACGTACTGGTGCTGGTGCCCTTACAAGCGGCATTAGAGGCCTTCAATCCTTGTTTGACCCCCAGTATGAGCAACAACAAGTTAACTCTGCGTTGTTGTCTGGCATTGAATCTGGGCGTGAACTGGTAAACCAACAAGTTGCTGGGTACGGTGGTGCTGGCGGTTTAGGTTCTATGAGAAGCGCTTTAGCCAACAAGAACCTTGCTAGTTTGCAAGAGCAACGCCAAGGTAATGTTGCCGCTACTACCCGTGCTGGTGTGCAGGCAAACAAAGCCGCCGCCGCTAAAGAATTGGCTAGTTTTGGTGGTCAGAACCTTACTGGCGCACAACAGTCTGCCGCATCAAGGATTGGGTTTGCTGGAACACCTCAAGATGTGTATTCCAAATATGCATCCGTGATCTTTGGTACACCTCAACAATCTACGACACCTAACTTTGCTGGCACACAGGGTGGTACTCAAGCTGGCGGTGGGTCTAGCAAAGGCTTTAAGATCGGTTAAGGAGCAGATATGGCTGACAAATACATGCCAGGATTGCAGTTCCAAGATTGGAACAGTATGTCTACTGGCGGCGGTGGTGGTCTGGGCAGTCTTGCCGCTTTGTTTTTGGCTGACCAAATGGGTCTTGTTGATTTAAGTAACAAGTCTCAACAAGCAGACATTCAAAGTCATGGCATTTTGGGTGGGTTGCTTAAAAACAAAATGATGGGACAGCCCCCGGCAGGATCTGCGCCTGCGCCTACATCAAAGCCTGTTGGTCCGGTTTCATTAATGGGCAATGACCAACTACAACAAGCAATGAGCATGGATCAGGCTCCTGCTGGACCTGTAGCACCGACTGCGCCTCAAGCGCCTATGGCTGGTATGCCAAGCATTAATAACTTTGCTTCTTATGCGCCAGATGCTTCTCAATATGGTTCTTATGATCCAGAAGATATAGAGTCATCTCTTTCAAATTTTGCAAAACTGCTTACATTAGGAGCGGCTTAAATGGCTTTTAATGAACAACAAGTTAGAAATGACCCTGTCAATGTAGGGATTGCTGGCCTAGAAAGCGGCGGGGATTACTCTGCCAAGAACCCAGAAAGCACTGCCACAGGCAAATATCAATTTATTGAGCCTACGTTTCTAGGTGTTCAAAAGAACAACCCTGATCTGCCTAAAGTTAACTTTGAGCAGTTTAAAAAAGATCCTGCTGTACAAGAGCAATACCAAGCGGCGTTGCGTCAAGAAAACCAGTCAGCACTTAAAAAACGTGGTCTTGATGTAAGCCCATCCAATGAGTACATATTTCATTGGGCAGGCGCACCCAAAGGTACCGCTCTTTTAAAAGCTCCTGATGATTCGACATTAGGTGATTTTTTTAGCGCCAATGTTTTAAAGAAAAATCGTCTTACTGCTGATATGTCTGTTGGAGAATTTAAGCAGTCTATTAGCGACAAGATGGTCAAGGCTATGGGTACTACAGCAACCGCTGGTGGATCCAACTCTGTAAAAGCTGAACAAGCACGGTTGGCTGAGTTGGCTGTTAAGGCACGGGCTGAAGGTAACTCTAGCGCATCTCCATCCAGTGCATTTCCTGTTACACCTCAAGTGGCTAAAGAAGTCTCTGGTGATGGTTCTTCTGGCAGTGGGATTAGAGCCGCACCACTACCTTTGACTCTTGAGCAAAACACTCAACTCAAAGAACTAGACAAAATCAGCGCAAAAGTTGCTACGCTTGATCAAGGTACGCCTGAGTACAACATGGCTGTTGCTGACGGCCTAAAGAAAAACTACGGCCCCAACTGGGGAATGGCTCTTGCGTCTGCACTTTTTGGTGATAAGCAAGGTGCCTTGATGTGGGTGACTGGTGGTAAAAACTCTGCCCCTCAAATTGCTGAAGCTATTGTTGACGGCACAAATCGTCAAGTGTGGATTAACAAAAACGAACGTGGGGACACTTGGTTTACAGACCCAAGAACGGGCGCACGTTTGCCTGACAGCATTGCAATAACTGCAACAACGCCTGAAGGTGCAATTGGTACTGCACAAGCACGGGCTGGTGCGCTTGTTTCCCCACAGGGTATTTCTAAAAAGTTCAGTGGTCCAGAAGCCGCCGCACATGCAAATACTGGTGCTGTTGTTCAAGAAAGAGCCCAACAACTTGGTAGAGAAAACTCATTGATTTCTGACATCAGTTCACAAACCAAAAAGTTTTCTAATGCTTTGAGTAATGCTTTAAGAAGCCCTAATGCTGAAGCTTTTACTAGAGCAATCACTTCTATTAAAGGCGGCTTGGTTGACGAAGCCAAGTTAAAAGAAGCGGCAACATTGGCTGGTATTGACCCTGCTGATCGTGGAGAGTTTCAACAGTTTCTCAGAAACATTGCAACCATCAACAAGAACGACATTGGCCTTGAAGGCAAACATGGCCCTGGCGCAGGTGCACATGGCGTGTTGGACATTGAAGGTGGTGCACAGGGCATACAGCAATACCTTGCTAAACGAAGTGGTAGTTATGCCGCACAAGATGCCTGGAATAACTATTATGAGCAATACAAAGGCGAAAAACCTGTGCAACAGATTGCCAATGAATTTATGCAATCTGATACTTATGCTGGCATCAAAAACTATGAAAAATTATTAGCCGCCAAGATGGCAGGCAAAAAACCAAACATTCCAGATGGCGCACCTATTGTTAATTACAAAGGTGGAAAGCTAGTGCCTGGGGTGTACGACAGTAAAACTGGAAAGGCAAAATAACATGTCGCTTGATCTTGATGATTTTGATGCGCCAGTAGTAGAAGTACAAGTTGCCAAACCTGATGGTCCTGTTGCGCCCTCTGCCGCCGCTTCTACTTCTGCCGCACCTGCTGTAGCAGTTGCACCGCCGTCACCTTCCAGTACATTTTCTCAAGCAGTTGCTATTGCCAAAACAGAATCTAAAAAAGCAGTATCTCAATTTGGGAAAGAATATGGCGCTGACATAAAGGGTGCTTTAAACCCAATTTACTATAACGAACAAGGTCCACAAGATTACACAAACATTGATTGGGCACTGACTCTTCCACATGCCGCTGTTGAAGCTGGTGTTGGATATGGTTTAGCCAAGCGTGGTGCCAGAATGATGTCTGGGCAATCAAGCGCTGAAAAAGAAGCATCTAGGCAATATGCTGAACAAAACAAATTGGCTAGAGAAAAGTTTGAGTATCAGAAATTACAAGATGCTAGACAGTTAAAGCTTGCTCAAGCCGCTCAAACAGCACAGCAAGCACCTGTGCCTGTCAAGCCTACACCTATCCTAAAGATGGGGCCTATGAGCCTTGCAACTGCTGTTGGTGGCGCTCCTGGTGGCGCTCCTGGCGCACCATTCACCGCTCCTCCTCCCGCTCAGTCTGCACCTCCAGTGGGTCAGGCTCCTGCGGCTGTAGCGCCCACTGCGGCACCAGATCTGCCCCCAACTTTGGCACCCACAGAACCTACCAGTCCTTTTTCACCCCCGGCACGTGTTGCTGATGTGCCAGCAACAACTGTTGATGTTGCAAGAGAGATTGGACCTGCTGTTGACACGCCTGACAAAGTAGCGGCTATTGGTCAACAAACAACTACTCCTGTTGCAGAGGAATTTAATCGGTACATGAATATTGGAGCAACCCCTGCCGCAGGTGTGGCACCTACTGAAGAGCCGCCCAAGCCTGCCGCCGAAACCAAAAAGACTGGTGGTAGACCAACCAAGCAAGCTGTTGCGGCTGAGATGAAAGGTAAGGTATTTAAAGAAGGTTTTGGTGGTGCTGACAACTACCTTGAAAAACAAATGGGTCCTGACATCCGTAGGTTTATGAAGGATGAATTTAACCAGGGCAAACCTTATGGTGGTGGTCAAGCCGCTATGGACAAAGCTTATGCTGACATCAAAAAGTATGACACATGGCTAAAAGAAAACATCCCTGTTCAGACCTTGAATCGGGAAGAGCGCAAGGCTATGGGTGTTCCACCGCCTAAAGACTATCCTGTGCTTGGCAAAGCAATGAAGGTTGGCGGTGCCGCTGGCCTTCTTATGACTGCTGGTCAAGCCGCCAATGCTAGAGAGGCTATGGGTAATGTTGCAGAGGCGTTATTGCCCCTAGGTATGACCCCATCTGAGCTTGCCCCAGGTACACTGACTAAGAAGCAATTGGATGCCTACAAAGAGGCTCAAAAGCTTGGCAGTCCTTATCGCTCAGTACCACCGAGGTAATCATGGAAGTCCAACAACTATTCAATGCTATCGTCAGCGTGGCTGGGTTCCTTGCTGTCTATGTGATCAACACATTGACTAGACAGATTACCAAGCTTGAAGACAAGATTAATGACATGCCTCACGCATATGTCACAAAGGATGACTATCGTACTGACATAGCAGAGATCAAAGACATTCTCAAACAGATTTTCAACAAGCTAGACAACAAACAAGACAAGTCCTGATGTGGACCCCTTAACGGCATTTGCGCTGTGCAAAGGTGCTTATGAGGGCATAAAAGGTTGTGTGGCTGTCTATCAAGACTTAAAAAAAACAGGCCATGATTTGTCAAATATCACCACTGAAGTTGGTGGTTCACTGTCAAAGTTTTTCAAAGGCCATGCCGAGCTTGAAGCCAGCCACGAGAAAGCAGAAGTTCAGCGAGAAGACAATCAGAAGAAGGGAATCAAAGACGATCTTGCCACACAAGCCATAGACAATGTAATGTATCTCAGGCAAACCAAGCAGTTTTACGCTGACTTAGAGAAAATGGTGCGCTGGGAGATGGGGATGCCTGATCTCTGGCGTGAAATCGTTGAAGAGTATCAAAAGCTGTTAGACCAGAAATCAGAGCAGGCGGCTATGGAACTGCATCAAAAGCGGGTGAAAGCATGGCGGCGACAAAGATTAAAAAATCAAATTCTGAACAGGGTGCTGGAAACGGTGGCGGTGGTTTTCGTAATAGGATACCTGATATGCCTAATGTGGATGATAAATCTGAATCATCGGGGTCTTTTGGATACCTTTTTGTTCTAGTCCTGTTTGCACTTGTTTTTGTGTTGATGTTGCCCCTTGTTGGGATGATGTACGTAGATACGATGGTGGTGCGGCGTGAGGCAAAAGCACAAATGGAGAAAGTAGAAAAACTGCGTAAGCAAGTTGAAGAAGATGCCACAAGAGAACCCAAACCAAAATGACACTTTAAGCAAGGTGCTGGCCTATGTGGACAGCCCATTTAAATTGATAGCCATTTTGATCATGGGAGTTGTAGCTTTCTCAGGATACTTTGTTTGGCAAAATCAGGATTTATTGGTGGGGGCATACCGGGAAAACCAAAAAATGCCATCTATTGCAGAAGACAGAATTGAGGATGCGGCCTCTCACTTGTTCAAACACACCGGGGCGGTGGTGGTGGCGGTGTTTAAGGTCAACCCCATGTTTGGCACACGGGTGCTACACAGAGCGTACACACGGGAAGGCCGGGACAAAATAAATGATGGATTGGATGTTGGTTTGTTTACATCCAATTCATCCAACAACAGGGATGTGGTGGCGTTAATGGCAGGGGAAATAACCTGTGGGTCTTATACCCAAGCGCAGAGCGAGATTGGCCTTTGGTACATTGAGAAGGGTATGAACTTTGGGTGTAGAGTGGGTGTACCGCCTGACCCAAGTAGGTTCATTGGACAGATCACCGTTGGATGGGCTGAACAGCCTGAAGACATGGAAAAGATTCACAACCTGTTGCTCATAGCGGCAACCATGCTTACAAGGAGCAAACAGTAATGCTGACACTATTCTCAACCCTAATCTCTTTCTTAATGGGCGGCTTGCCAAAGCTGTTGGAGTTTTTCCAAGACCGCAGTGACAAAAAACATGAGATGGCCCTGGCCCAACTTCAGATCCAGCGGGAATTGGAGATGCGGAAACTGGGCTTTGAAGCACAAGAGCGGGTCGAGCATATTAAGTCTGAGCAACTAGAAATTGAAACCAAGTCGCAAGACAGGCAAGCCTTGATTGGCGCACAGCAAGCTGAGATGCAGGCCATATATGCCCATGACACCAGCTTAAATGAGGGCACAAGCACCTGGATGAGGAATCTGAGGGCATCTGTACGCCCGGTCATCACCTACGGCTTCTTCATGCTTTTGGTGGGCATTGATTGTGCACTGATCTGGCACGGTTTCAACAACAGTGTAAGCTTTCAAGAGATGGCTGAACAACTGTGGGACAACGACACCCAGGCTCTGTTTGCCTCAATCATTGCCTTCCATTTTGGCGGCAGGGCGTTTGGAAAATGAACGTCAGCCCAAAAGCTGTAGAGATGATCAAGCACCATGAAGGTGTGCGGTTTAAGCCATATCGGTGCCCAGCACAACTTTGGACAATAGGAGTCGGACATGTTCTTTACCCAGATCAAGGCAAGTTACCAATGGATCAAAGAGGCGCTTACCAATTGCGTCCAGAAGATAACCGCACGTTTACAAAGGACGAAGTAGATGGAATTCTTAGAGCCGATCTTGCAAGGTTTGAACGTGGAGTGGTCCAGTTTCTTCCAGTCATACTTACCCAAGGTGAATATGATGCTTGCGTCAGCTTTAGCTTCAATGTTGGTTTGGGAACACTACAAAGATCAACCTTCCGTCAAAAGGTTATACGTGGAGATAAGGCGGGTGCTGGCGAAGAACTCTTAAAGTACTGCATGGCAGGGGGGAAGATACTTAAAGGCCTGCAAAACCGCCGTATCGATGAAAGGGCCCTTTTCCTCAGTGTATAGGGTCGCCTAAGATTCTCTTTATGTGGGCATCGCTACATGCCTGAAAGAGTTCTATTTGCTTGTATAGATGTATGACTTCTTCAGTCACATCTATCTGCTTAACGATGTCACCCTCTGGTGTGCGCTCAATGAGTGCATATTGCCATGTGTTCATATGTCTGTGAAGAAAAGTATTGAGATTGAGACAATCCCGGCTACTACGAATCCAAGTAATAGCACTAGGAACCAGCCAATAACTTCCATCATACGGCCCTCACTACTCTTTGACTACGCCCTGACCCGCTCTTCTTTCTAAACCCAGTGTCGACAATCAGGCCTTTTCTGATTAGCGGTGCGAACCTGGGGGTAATGCTGTGGGACCTGTACTGATATAGCGCCCGTTCTACTTCTTCTGCTGTACAGCCATTGGGGAATTCTTTGATGACCTCATAGACCAGTTGTTCAAGGTGGGAAGACTGCACTGTTTCAGCGGCCTCCTTGCTGGTGTCTGGGTCCTCTGTACGTGCCATTTGCTTGGGGTTTGTGCCAAACAATTTGTTAAACCAGTTCATAGTTTTTCCTTTAGATGGGGTACTTGCATTGCTTTCCCCCGGTTGATTACTTGTTCTTTGCTCCAGGGGGACGGCCCCGGCGCTTTGTGGGCGCACTTGGGGTTTCGGCCTTGGTGCCTAGATCCCATTCCGACTCTTCAACCGACTGCACAATCGCTTGGATCTTGCGGATTTGGTCAAAGTCAAAGGTTTCAATGGTGACCAAGCCACCGCCAATAATTTGCATTTCAAGTTTATACATTTCATTTCCTATTTAAAAAGGGACATCATCATCAGCGATTGGGGCGCTTTTGCGTGTGGGTTGGTCAGACTGTCTAAAGGTTTCGCCTTTCTTTTTGATTTGCAAAGACATCCACTTTCCGTCCTTGCCATCTTTAATCCAAGCGTTTAACCAGAATTCAACACCATCTACGTTGATAGACCCGTTGTAGTCACTGTGGGTTTCGTTCTCCTTCTTTTTGTTTTTAGAAAGAGATCCCCTGTTCGTTTTGTCAAATTCAGCCACTTATTTTCCTTTCGCAAGTTCAGCTTGTTTTTTAATTGCAGACCGAGATTTACTATCCAACAATCCCCAAAGGAATGTCTTCTCTTCAGAGTCGGTTATCTCTGAAACTTCTTCATAGGCACCCATGACATCGTCTTGGTCCATGTGGTCCTTCACTGATATGGCAACGTCACGCAACAAGCTTTCCCGCTTGGGGTCGATCAGTACGCCTTCTGTAGGCCTGTGCTTGGGTGCGGCAGTCTGTCCTGTGGTTGCGTCCAAGATGTCATGCTCGACCACCTCAAGGGCACTTACCCACAAGTACCTTCTTTGATAAGTTTCAACAGCGCCCATGTTCTGAATTGGATGCACACCTTTTAGGTTTGCTTCAGCCATAGGACTGGTTAAAACGATGTTTGAGCCATCTTCTGTGTCGGTGATGGTCAAGGTAGCCAGTTGAGCATCAAAGCTCACCACGCCACACAAACCAACATCTGAAAAGATTTGCTGAATCTGGGGAAGAAAATCCCCCAACTCAAAATACTGGAACCCAGCAAACTTGTTTAGCCCTGACTTTTTCAGGGGGGTGCCCTGCAATCTGATACGGGCCTGCATCAATTTTTTGTGTACGGAACTCATTTCTTTTCTCCAAAAGCCAATTCATATTCTGATGTGATGATGTAGTGTTGATCCTCTTCATATAGGTCGCCGAAGCGCCCAAAGTGGTTCTCTTTACAGCATGACCATTTGTCATCTTTAGGTTCTAGGCAGTAGTAACAGTACTCTGTATCTGACCGCAAGAACTCTTCTTTCATTTGTTGATAAAACTCTTTCATTTTTCACGTTCCTTCATCATTGCATCTGCCATGTAATACGCCGCTTTGGCAAACTCTTCATACTCAAAGTGACCTTTTTGTATAAAAGCTTGCATTGCTCTGGCGGCAAAATAATCCCTCAACGACATGCCTCCCCACGGGGACTGTTGCGGCAAGGGAAATGCCGGGACATTCACTCTCACAGTGTTGACTCCAAGTATTGAATGGATGCATCCCGCATGAGATCGGTTATGTCTTGTCCATCAGGTGTTTGTACGCCCTTCAAGACATACTCATCAAGCATGTCTCTTTCGTACACCAGCACCAGTCGAACATCTTTGTATTCAACACACTTTGAGTACTGTTGCATTGCCAAGTTGTAATGAACAACATCTTTTTCCCAGTTCATCGCTTACCTCCAACTACTTTTAAGGGCTTAATTTCTTTTTCTGGAGGGGGTGGCTCCATAGTGAGACTGGGGGGTGTCCAGCCATATCGCTTCCAAGTGGCCTGCACATCAGCACCGCTTGTCCACGTATAGTTTTTATGTTCAACATGAACCCAGGGACGGGTGATCTTTGTGCCTTTAGGTGGGGTCCAGTTCATATCTTCTCCTCAAATGGGTCGCCCCAGGTTGAATGCACACCAGTATGCATATTGAGATACCCATCATCTTGCTTGATGATGACTTGGCCTTCATCAGATATCCATGTGTCGCCTGACTTGACATAGGTATGCTCAGTCGAGGCTTTGAATGAATCACTGGTGAAGTAAGTGATGCCAGAAAACAGATTGGTAAAGATGCTCATAGCTTCTCCGCAATCATGTTTGCAAGGGTTTCTTGGACCTGCCAAGCCGCCTGGGTAGCGTTACCCTGCAACAGCATCACAAGGGCCTTGGTGAGGTCTTCTTGATGGCTTAAAGCACTATGGCTGTCACCCAGCAACTCAAAGAAGAATTGATCTTTGCTGACCTTTTTGAATTTCAGGTCAAACATCCAGTCATCTGAGTCTTTGAAATCTTTAATGTAGCTCTGGATAGCTATTTCACGGGTTAATTCGCCTGCGTCTGCTTTGTCGATGATGGCTTGGTGCTGGTTAAGCAAGCGATCGTAGTGTTGGTCAATGCTCATTTGACCTCCACTTCTACACTGTTGGAATACATCCAAATAATTGCATCCATCTTGCCAACCATCTTTGCAAGAGGTATTGCAATGGAATCATATTCGGCTGATTCTGCTTCAGCACCACGGTGCTTTTGGTAGGCATCCAACGCTTTGTTTATTTCTGCTTGGATCTCAATTAAGTCGCTAAGTTTCATTTGGTTTTCCTTTGAACTCCGACATGGAGTAAGTGAACTGTATTTGCTTTATTGCCTATTGTCAAACACAACATCATAATACCTCACCTAGTCCTGGGGTTATTGCATTTACCGACAATAGTTGCTACTATACCGCTATGAACATTCAAGACCTACAAAAGCACACCACCCTGTACAAGGTGGCTTTGCTTCTCAACCTCACCCCTCCCGCTGTCTACAAATGGAGAAAGAGTGGCATTCCTCCTTTGAGACTTTATCAACTGAAAGAACTGAAGCCTGAATGGTTTGAAAGGAATGAAGATGGAACCTGAAGACGAAGCCTTTGAAGAATTGGCGCTCAAGCAAGGCCAATGGCACCATGAATCTGGCTGGCGTAAGAAGCAAATAGCCCACATGGACATGCATTCACACCCTGCTGAATTTGTTCACCTGCACCGCAATGACACCTTGGAAGAGGTTGCCCGTGAGATAGAGCAGTTTGCTGGCCCGTTTGGCAGGGACACAGTGCAGTCTTTTGCCGCTTTGGTGAGAGGAATGAAGCGATGAGCGACCACCAAGCGGATGCGGCTAGATACACATTTTTTAAACTACCCAAGGTGGTGGGCTATTGGATGTTTCCGGGCAGTGCGGAGGGCATTGGAATGAAGCTGGCTTGCTACAAGAAACCCCGTTGGCTCACCATCAAGTTGATGTATTGGCTGTTGGAATTTCAATACAAGGAAGAAGAATGACTTGGCCCTTCCCACAACACCCGTTGCCACCATACAGGGAACCAAAGAACCGCAAACCTACATACCCAACAGATGCAGAGGAAGCGCCGATATGACACAAGATTTAAAAGTTGGAGACATTGTGCAAGTCACACCAGACAAAGAAATGTTTGGGGCTTGCATGGTCGTGGTGACAGAACTCAAGAGTTTTGGCATTCAAGGGTATGTGCAATCTGCTGGCATACCTGGACAGCAGTACATCCGCTTGAAGTTTGATGAATATGAGCCTACTGGCGGGAAAGCTGTGTGGGTTGTTGGAGAACAAGCATGAGCAAACACGAAATCGACATCATGTGGCAACAGGCTATGCGTCAGTCTATCGAAGAGGGTGAGATGTTTACCCGCTATCACTTTGCCAAACTTGTAGCAGAGAGAGCATTGTCAGACCCCATGCGTGAAGTGCAGAGGTTGGGGCAAGAGATTGAGCAAGAGCCTGTCGGCATGGTAAAAGATTTATTTACATCTACCGCATGGGAAAGACTTGATGTGCGTGGAAGCACAAAAGTTTATCTTGATATCCCGCCACAGCCAGAGCAAGAGCCTGTGGCGACATTAGAAGACCTTGAGCAAGAAATCTATCAAAACACACGGAATTTTATATCTCGTGATGTTATGGAGTGGATGCTCAGGCGTTACTACACCACCCCACCACAGCGCACATGGGTAGGGCTGACTGAGCAAGACCTTGATTACCTTTGTAACTTAGCCTATACCGGAGATGAAGAATTTGCGTTAGCAGTGCAAGCAAAACTTATGGAGAAGAACGCATGACACCGCTTGTGCAAAAAGCTGTCAGATTTGCGCCAGAACCAGAAACCGCACTTTGGTTTGATGTTGGTCAAATGCAAAGCACTCTTGAAATGAAAGTGCCAGCAGATTTCTTAATGCACCTTCCATCCAAAAGAACGGGGATTGTTGGCCTTGATACAGCGGGGAAAGATTTTGCCCTATGGTTGCTTAAGGGCGAAGGTTCTGTGACCGTTGGAGGCTGTTCAATGTGGCATGGAAAATACTTCCCGCCTTATGCTTACATGGCAACTGATGACGGGTTTAAGATTTACCAAAAAGACAAAGAAATAACAATTGATGATGTAAAGCCTGTACATCGTATGGTGCTTGCTGTGTTGGTCAAAATCAATGCACAAGCGCAAGGTTATAGGGCAACACCAAAGCGCACATTTCTAAATCAAAAGCGGCAGGCAAAAGGCAAATCAGCATTGACATTTGATTGGCACACGATTGAGATTGAGCCGCCAAAGGTTAAGAACGACCCCCAAGGTGGCACACACGCAAGTCCAAGAAGGCATCAAGTCAGAGGGCATTGGCGCACCTATAAATCGGGCGCAAAAGGATGGGTCAAAGAGTGCTGGAAAGG